CAATAGCATTTCCTGTTTGAGAAATAAAGTCAGGTATAATTCTACTTACTCTCATTATACTTTCACCATCTCCTCTAAGGTCAGCCATATTAGTTGCTGCCCCTTTAACTACTTTTTGAGTAATGTCATAATCACCTGAAGTAATATTAGCTGGCACTGCATAACTTGTGCCTCCTTTAATATAATTAATTCCTGTTTCGTGTTCATAATAAATAGTAGTACCATCCGTATTGCCAACCGTAGAACAGGTATCGGTATCAGAATCATATTGAGTTGCATGAGGTAAACCAAAGACAGCTGAATCTTCCCAAGTTGTTCTTGGGTAAAGTGCATTAGCATTGGTAAACCAAATAGGTCTTTTAGATGTGGAATCTAAATAACTATAAGTAACCGCTCTATCCACTATATTTGAACCTGAAGTACAATAGAACCAAGTGATCTCTCCAAACAAGTTATTAATTCCTGCATATATTAATTCATTAGAAGTAGTATTTAAATCATCAAAAACATAATCTTCAACCAAGCAATCCATTGATTCTAATCTACCGGTGTATCTAAAGAAACCATTATCAGACATCCAGTAAGCAGTACCATCAACCTCAACGGCTCCATTCTTACCAATTAATCCACAGTTACTTCCAACTTGTTCGTAAGCAAAAGTAAAAGGTTGACCTACAAATCTCATCGTAAATAAAGAAGTATCCGTCCAAATGTAAATTGCATTTCTACCAAGCTTAGCACCAATGATCCGTGATCCGGCGGCCAGCCTCTGTGTACCAGCACTATTGATTGCTGTCGGTGCATAGTCATTAATATTTTCTTGAGAAGAGAATCTGATAAACATATCGTCTTGAGTAGTTGTGTCACCAATCGTAGTCTCTGTTCCAAAAAATACTAAGTGTCTGTCCGGTGTTGATACTAACATGTCCCGTGAAGCTGTAGGTGCACCTGCAATAATTGTTGCACGTGTTGCTGTTGCATTTGTTGCGTTTGAATCCCATTCGAAACAAGGACCATTAACAATTAAAGCAACTAAAGTTTGGCCTAGATTGTCCAAGGACCATTGACCGGGGTCTGCGACTGAGTCTGAACTTGTTGAAGCTTCTCCCCAACCTACATAATCGGTTCCATTAGTAACTGCAGTTCCACCAGAATAAGTAGCAGGAGACGTTCCTCTTTGTGCTCTGACTACTCCGGTTAATTCTGTTCCTGTAATCCCAGTGTATTTTATAAATTCTGTTCCAACTAAAATATAAGATGTTCCTGAAGTTGGAAAATCAAGTACACTAGTTAAAGTAATTCCTGTTGTTTGTCCGGTGCTAGTAATCGCTGCACTTAAAGTAGTTGTTTTGGCACCAATAGGTGTTCCACCAAAAGTAGAAATACCATAACCATAAACTCCTACTTGTTGAGCAGGTCCTACGGGGTAATAAAATTTAACAGACAAGTCTCCATCGGTCGCAGAAGCACTAGCATTAGATCCCATAGTAATAGTAACCGAAGTAGCATCTACTATTGAAGTGATCATAAATGTTTTATCATCAAAATCAGCTGCATTGTAACCTGAACTTGTTGGGGGTGTAACATTTTCAAGAAATAAAATATCTCCAGCTGTCATGCCGGCAGTGGATGATAAAGTAATAGTAAGAATAGGGGAACCTGAAGTACAAGCTAATTTATCTGTTAGTGCTCCAAAGTCAGTTTTGATAGGATGGATGTCATAATAAACTCCACCGGTATAAACATATAAAATTCTGTTAGTTCCTAAAACAGCATACTTGATCGATGTTTTATTAACCATGTGATGTAAGGCTCTTGTTGGACCACATAAACTAGTAGAGCCTAATTGAGCCCAGCCACCTATCTTCTCTGGTGTACCATATCTAAAACGTACATTCTCCCCGCCAGTCCATTGAGACTCGGCTCCGGTAGATGTAACTTGTTTGTTGAATCCTGGTAAAAATCCTAATTTTTGTAGCATATAAAAACCTGTTTATTAGGTAGTATATCAGATTGATATGTAATTCAATAGATTTAAAATGCCCAACTAACAAACGAATATCTAGTGCCTTTAGTACATTCTGTTACTCCATGGGGAAACATAAAATTAGAAGGAAACAATAATATGTCTCCTGTTGTTAAAGGTATTATTTTATCTCTGCAATAAAATTCTGCTCCTTCATAGTCTTCGTTTAAATTTGCTACAATAGATACAATAGGAATGCCCTTAATTGTTCCATCAAAAAGATCATATATATGATCATAATGCCCTCTCATCATGGTACCTACTGCGTATTTATTAAAACGAACTGGAACAAATCTGCTAAGCCATGAGGGTTGATCTTCTTTAGTAGAGCCCCAAGTACATTTTTTTTGATATTCTTTTAATGCTTCTACAATAAAAGGTTTTACTTTAACTTCTTGTTCTTCCGAACTTGACATAACCTCTAATTCTTTTTTTGAGTTAAAAGTAAATTCACCTGTGCCGTAATTATTCCATTGATGCTTATCCCATTTTCTATTGTTACACGCATCGATTAATGATTGACATATGTCTTTAGAAATATTGTTTTTAATTATTATATAATCTTCTATTTGATTCATTATTTAAAAGGCTCACCACCAAACCACATGACAAGGGATTTTCTAATACCTCGAGTTACTGGAGTAACCTTATGCTGTAAAAAAGATGCAAATATTGTAGCCTTACCTTTTTGTTTTGGTGAAGCATTTAGTCCAGCAATTATTAAATCACCCCCCTCAAATTCTTTAGGATCATTTAATAGTAATGTCATAGATAATTTTCTCACAGGAGGTTCTTTGTCCATAAACAACTCGGTGTCCATGTGCCAATCATAAAAATCACCTTTTTGATATTCTGAAAATTGTGCGGGTTCTGTAATTCTTATATCATTAAATCCAAAATGATTTCTATTTGTTTTTTGAATAAAAGTATCAAGATCATCATACATCGGTGTCATCCTGTCAAAAGGAAGCCAAGTGACTGTAGATGATCGTACTGACAAAATTGGTTTAGTTTGTCCTTTTAATAATATTGTTCCACTTTTTTTAGGAAGTTCTTTACTTAAATCTATAATTTCTTGACATAATTTTGGGGTAAATATTGGGTTAAGCGTTTCAACCACCCATTTTTTCCATTTAGGTTCTGTTATAATCATTTTAAAACTAATGCTGTGGCATAATCTATAAGTCCGACTGTGCCTTTAATAAATGTATTAAAAGATAAACTAATTCTAGTTTTGTTTCCTTCATTAGGGGGTACAAAATGAGATAAAGAAGATGGAAATAATATTACATCATTTGTCTTAACGGAAATAGTCCAGACTTTAGAATTAAATATATTGTGCTCTCTAACCTCTGGTCGGATCAAGTCATATTCATGATTAACAAAAGAAATTTTATCTAAAGTTTTATGGCATTGAATATAGACTACACCTGATAGGTAAGAGTTTGGGTGAGTATGTTCATGATGGAGTTTACCTGGATCTGTAAAAGTGAGCCAGGATTGAGTAATATATGGAAGTATGTCATCAGCAGGACACACCACTTTATTCATATAGTCTTGTAATATTAAATTTAATTTATCTTTTAAATCTTTAAATACAAGGTGGTCTAGTACATTACGATTTCCTGATCCAAAATTACCACCTGGTAATTTTAAATCTTTTTCTAATATAGTTTTTTCTTTCTCACTATTAATAAAAAATATTTCTTCTTTAGAAAACTCATTTTTAAATTTAGTTACATAAACAGGGGTTTGGAATAGCCCATTAACTTTCGACTCAATATCTTTCATTTATAATATTATACTTTCTAATATTTAATATATCAACCTATATCTGCAATAATTCTATCTAAAACTTCTTGATTAAATTCTAAACCCCATTCTTGACAATAGGTCATGTCATATCCTTCTGGTACAGAACTTAATAACTCTACATGATCTTCTTCAGGAGTATATACTTCATCAGAAATAAATAAAAAAGAGCTACAATCTGAAGCTTGTGCCACTTCTGTAAGTATTCTTGTTTTTTTAGGGCCTTCTTCTGGACCTAAAAAAGCTTCCCAGTTACTTGCTTCTAATTTATATAGACTCATCTTCAACTCCTTTAAGTTCTATTTTTAAAGTTGGATTAATATTACTGGTAAGTATTTTAGCTTCCTGAGGTATCATTCCGACTTCTTTTAATGCATTCCAAGTTTGAGGGTTTCTCATTGCAGTTCTAATTTTAGCTGGAGAGGGTTTACCATTGGCAATCATTTCAGCTTGAATTTCTTTACCAAGAGCAACAGTAAATTCATTTACCGCATTAACTTCATACATCTGTTCATCACTATAGCCTTTTATTCTTGTAGGTTCTGCAATAACAAGAAGTTCTTTTATTAATTTATTTATAATCTTAATTTCTGTACGATTAAGATCAAAAGCTTCTTTTTGAGTTACTTTATAACTTTTTGCTTCTAAAATATCAGCTTCAAGTTCTAAAATTTCATGGGCTAAGCCTTCTCCACCATTTTGCAAATGTTTTAGTTTAACAATTTTAGCTTCATCCCTTATATCTCCTATTTCTTCAAGTGCGGCTGCTCTAACTCTACCCTCTAAAAATCCTTGTAAAGTTTTAATTTTTTCCCAAGGAGTCTCACCTACTACTTGATAACGATAATTAAATTCTGTGTTAAATTTTGATGCCATAATTTTTAATTTCCAATTCCTGCTGCTCCACAGCCATATCTTATAACTCCCACACCGGCAGTATCCGTTGCTATTACTCCTGAACTATTAACCAAATTTGATACATTAGTATAACTTCCCGCAGGATCAGGTATATTACCATAAGCAAAAATTCCAACAGTTTCTCCACCATAACCGCAAGCTCCCAAATGGGACCTAGCAGTACCTACACCGGATGTGTCCGTCGCTATAACACCTGAAATATTTACTAAATTAGAAGTATTATATTTACCTACTGGTGCTACTCCTGTACCATAAGCCATAACACCTAAACCTTCGCCATAAGGGGCTGCAGCTACTCCACCTCTAGCCGTTCCGACACCGGCAGTATCGCTCGCCACTACACCTACATCATTAATTAAATTGCTTAAGTTTGACGAAGCGGGGGTTCTACCAAAAGCCACTACGGCTTTGTCTGTATCATAAGAAACTCCTGCTAGATCAGCTCTAGCCGTACCCACACCCGCGGTATCGCTCGCTATTACACCTAAATTACTTACTAAATTACTTAAATTTAACATAGACGGAGGACCACCACCATACCCAAATGCAAAAATTGCGTTACCCTCAAGACCAAATGAAGCTCCAACCGCTGTTCTTGTAGTACCTACACCGGCAGTATCTGCCGCAACAACCCCAGTATTTGAAACTAAATTTGTAGTACTTACTCCTCCATCACCCCATCCCATGATGGCTTTATCATATCCATATGTAGCTGCAACTACTACTTGTTTTGCTGTACCCACACCTGATACATCAGACCCGACTACTCCTGAAGAATTAATTACATTACTAGTACTCATAGGCCCTGGTGTTCCATAAGCTATGATTCCTAATTGTGTAGGTGCATAACCTGCTGCACCTCCTCCAGAACCAAATCCTAAAACTTGATAGCCAAAAGATTTACCTCTGTTATAGGCTTTCTTTGAACTCTTACCGTAATGATAATTTTCTAAATTATAAAAATCTCTCATAATTAAGCATCGTTAGCTGCATCAGTTGTATAAAATAATTTAATTCCTAATACTCGTGCTTCACCTGTAAAGGTATCACTACCGTCTGCTGCATCTCTGTAAAGTTGAAAAAACGTTTGATCATTGTCAGCTGGAGATCCGGCA